TTAATTTGTTATATTTGTAATATGAATTACAATTCCGATTTTAGATATGATTTGGAGTATGGTATAGTTGAAGGTGAAACTTGGTTTCATAACTTATTATCAAACTCAAAAATTGAAGTTAAGTCCGATAGAAAAACGCAAGAAACGGGCAACGTTTATATTGAATATGAAAGTAGAGGTAAACCATCCGGCTTATCTACAACGCAAGCTCAATATTGGGTATATAAGATATCGGAACACCAAGCCATAGTAATAGCAACCGATGAATTAAAACGTAAGTTGAAACAATTGGTAAAAGATGGTAAAGCTCGTATGGGAATAAAAGGTGGCGATAATAACACATCTTTGGGGATATTAGTAAAAGTAAAAGAATTAGTATAATGAAATTTTGGAATACAGGAGAAGAAACAAATACCACCACATTCGATTATGATGTGATGAAAAAGAAGTTCATTGAGAATTTGGACTATCTTAAAGAAATGTCAGTAGAGCAGCAAACTCTATATAAGAAGTGGATTGAGTGGAATGCCGATAGAGTTTCTAATATGAAACGACTACCCGTATTGCAATCATATTACGATTCACTATGGAAGCCAACTGATATCAGTAATAAAGAGTTGACTATTTCAGAAATAGAGCAATTAGACCCTTATGTGGAAATTGTTGAAGATGACCCAAAAGAATCTACTCGTTGGACTGAAATTCGTAAGTTAATACATACTATGGAGTTTTCAGCTAATCCTGGTCGTAATGTAAAAATATATGTTAAGGATAGAGTAAGTAATAAAATATTAGGACAGATTTGTTTAGGTTCTGATATTACATCATTGGGGGTTAGAGATGAATATATCGGATGGACTAAAGAAGATAAATTTGAAAAAGGTAAATTAAATTGTACATCTATTGCTACAACTATTGTATCTACACAACCATTTGGTTACAATTTCTTAGGTGGTAAGTTAATCGCAGCATTAGCAACTGCACCCGAAGTTAGAGCATATTGGAAAACTAAATATGATAATCCATTAGTTGGAGTAGGAACTACATCTTTATATGGAATTCATTCGCAATATAATGGTATTCCGCATTTCAAAACATTAGGAGAATCTAAGGGCAAGATTTCAACAAAGCCAGATGATTCAGTTTATAATCCTTGGCATCAATGGATTAAAGAAAATCGTTCGGAATGGTATAAGAAAAATATTATGGATGAAAGAGAACGTAATGGTGCTAATATGGGTTACGAAAAGAACGGACCTGTAAGTGGAATCAAACAAAAGATTATTCAGGCTATTTTCAAAGAGTTGGGTATCAAAGGAAACGCTTATGACCACGGATTCCAAAGAGGTGTATATTTTGCCCCAATATACCAAAATGGTAATGAATTCTTAAAATCTAATATAGAAGAGAAAGATTTAATCCTTAATGATAAATTTGCTAAAGGAAACGAATATACTACAAAGTGGTGGAAGGATAAAGCCATCAAACGATATACAAAACTACACGATGAGGGTAGAATTAAACCCGAAGTATTATTCTACGTTGATGCAATTGGTATGACGTGGGAACAAATGCAAGAAGCATATTTAAAAGAAGTGGGTAGATAATCCACTTTTTTTATGCTAAAATATTTGGCAATATAGATATATTTTCGTATATTTGTGTATTATTAATGAAAAACTAAAATTTAAAAAAATGCTTAAACTTTCAAACACACCCGCATCAATCAAAGAAATTCACATTGGAGAAGAACCTTCAATTTATGAAGGATATCTTTATCGTTTTACAATTTTAAATGATAATAGAGTGTATGTTGGCGTTCATAAAGGATATGTGGGGGATGGGTATTGGCATTCATCAACTGATACCGAATTTAACAAAATATTTTCAGAATCAGCATCTAATCTAAAATTTGAAATTTTAGAATATGGTAGTTATGATGAAATGACAGTATCCGAACGAAAAATCTTAAAAGATAACGATGCTAAAAGTAATCCTATGTTTATCAACAAATCAAACGGTTCGGCTAAATTTACCCAACCCGATGTCGATATGATGAAAGAATTGGCAGATAATATTTTAAATGGGAAATTTACTATTACCAAAGAATCGGTTGATGATATTTATGAATTGGCTCGTTTACAGGTTCGTTCTGAAGAAGATAGAGAACATAAAGTTGAGATTCAGCAACGAATTGAAGATGCAGGTGGTAATACTGATAAATGTTCTCCAATTGTAATTTATGAAAGCAGACAATCTGGAAAAGATGTAGTAGGGGATGGTAATCACACATTGAACGCAGCAAAAGATGCTAAACATTGTAGTGAAGTTCCTGTAATCAGAATTCCAAAAGAAGTTCACGAGAAATATAGTAACCAAGAACTTAAAGGAGTTAGTAATTTACTTAATAAGAAGCCAGATATTATCAAAAAAGCAATGAGCGTTGATGATGGTGTTAAATATATTATTGGAACTTATAGTGAAGGAACGCCACATGATTCAAATGGTAACAAACAATATTTAGAGGCTTGTGGATTTACAAAGAAGCAAGTAAACAACATTCTTAAAAAAGCAAAAGTTGAAATTGATAAGAATAATTTGAGTTTGGCTAACAAACTTTGGATTGATTATAAAAGTAAAACACATAAACCAACTTTAGATGCAACGACTGAAGGATTTAGAGATTCAAATACAATCTCATTGGTTTATTCATCGGCAATGTTTAAGTGGGATAATATTTTCAATAGCATTTTTGCGCATACTAAATACAATGAAAAAACCAAATCATATGAACCAACTAAGACCAATGTAATAATTACGGTCTATCATCCAAATCCAATTGCAGAAGAGAATTGGAAAATGGTTCATCAACCCGACGCACTTCGTAAGTTAAAGTATTACTTACATAATTTGGGTTACACATACAGAATACACGAGATGGCTTCAACAATGACAAACACATTAGATTAATGAATTTTTGGGAAAGTATAGATTATAATAAAGCCAGAAAAGTGTTAGTGATACCAAATATCACTAACTCTGGTAATATTGAAAAGGATTCGTTTGTAGATGTTATCTACAATCATATAAAGGCTTTAGAACCACATGGTGAATTCTTTTGGAATATTATATTACCACAGCCGGTTAAAAAACTAAATCTAATCAATGTAAAGCAGCATATACTTCAATTTTCAGGTGATATGATTAAGATGAGAACATATCCACCTGATATGAATCGATTGTTGGAAACGTTGGAATATGATGTTATATATTCGCATTTGCCCGATTGGCCGCAAGTTGGTAGATATAAAAATGATTTCAAAACAAATATCATTGGATATTGCCATTGGTGGGAAATGAAAACGTGTAATGCTGAAGATAGAAAAAACAAATGGAGGTGGATGCCAATTGAACTTTTGGGTGTATCTCAAATGGAAACTTGCTTTCTAAATACACAAGAACAAAAAGATAGAGTTTTAGAAGAAGCAAAATTGTGGTTCAATGATTTGTTTATTCAAAAATTAAATAGTATATTAGTGGTTTGGAATTTGGGAATAGATGATACCAAAATTATCGATATACCAAAGTCAAAAGAAAAAGTTATTGTATTCAATCATAGAGCAGCTGCGTATAAAGGATATCCATCGTTTATTAAATTGATGGAGGAATATAGAGAACGTAGACAAGATTTCAAAGTATGGGTGCCACAATTGGATGGTAAGCCTGAATTTGGATGGATTGATAATACCAAAGTAGCTAAGCACGATTACTATAAGAAATTACAATCTTGCTCCGTTGGAATTCAAATGAGGCAGACTAATTATGGTTGGAGTGTAGCAGCTACCGATTGTATGATGAATGGAACTCCTATGATATTTCAGGAATCGGATTGTTACAAAGAGATAGACCCAAATGGGTTGTTCTTTAAATATAAAAAGGATTTGTTTGATATGCTTGATAAAATATTAGATGATGAAATCCATCTATTGGAATTATCAACAAAAGCAATTGAAAGAGCAAAGGAACTATCTGAAAACGATAGTAAGATGATTAAAATATTAAACGAAAAACTAAGAGCTTAATGTATCAAAATATTTATTACGAAAGACAGAAGAATTTAATTCATCTATGGGATGATAAGAGTGGGTATCAAACATTCCCATATCGAAAGTATGCGTATAAAAAAGACCCATATGGTGAATACCTATCAATGTATGGTGATAAGCTAAGTAAAGTTGGTAAGTGGGAAAAGGAAGATGCTGAAGATTTATTTGAATCCGATATACCTGAAACTACGAGAGTGTTGGTTGATATCTACGATAATGACTTACCATCGGTTGGGCATAGAGTTCTTACATTTGATATTGAGGTAGAGATGATAACGGGTCTACCATCTACTAAAGATGCTAAGAATGAAATTACCGCAATTGCTGCACACGATGGAGCAACTAAATTGTATGATGTATTTGTATTGGATAAAGAACGTAAAGTTAAAAACAATGCAAAAAACTTCAATAAGGATGGTAGAGAAGTTACTCTTCACATTTTCGATAATGAACGTAATTTATTACAATCATTTCTTAACTACTATGAGGAAATTAATCCAACTATTTTAACGGGATGGAACATCGATTTCTTTGATATTCCTTATTTGTATAACCGATTAAAAAATGTATGTGGCGAAGGTAACGCTAAACGATTATCCCCAATAGGTCAGGCATTTTGGTCACCATATAGAGAGAAGTTTAGTTTTGGTGGTGTAGCAATTTTAGATTATATTAATCTATACAAAACGTACACATATACATTGGAAGCATCTTATACATTAAATTACATTGCTACTAAAGAATTGGGTAGAGGTAAAGTTGAGTATGAGGGAAGTTTGGATGATTTGTTTGTAAACGATTTAGAAAAATTCATTGAGTATAACATTGTCGATGTGGACTTAGTTGTAGCAATGGATGAGAAACTTCAGTTCATTGAATTATGTAGAGCAGTTTGTCACGCCGGATATGTACCATATGAAGATTACATCTATTCATCAAAGTGGTTAGAAGGAGCTTGTTTAGGATATCTTAAAAAGAAAGGATTGGTAGCAACCAATAAACCACGAGATAGAAAAGAACGAATGCAGGCTTTGAAGGATAACAATCAGGAGAAGTTTATCGGAGCATATGTAAAAGAACCCATCGTTGGTAAGTATGATTGGATTTATGATTTGGATTTAACATCCCTATATCCATCGATTATTATGACACTTAACATTTCGCCAGAAACTAAAGTAGGTAAAGTTGAAGGTTGGGATGCGGAAGAAAATATTAGGGGGATTGATAAGACGTATAGGGTAGTTGGTAAGGATGGCGATGAATACTCATATAGTAGTCAGGAGTTGAAGGAAGTTATTAAAGATAGTAACTTAGGTATTGCCGCAAATGGAGTCCTTTATACACAAGATAAGCCCGGTCTAATCGCAGATATTCTAAACGATTGGTTTGAGAAACGTGTGGAATTCAGAAAGTTAGAGAAAAAATATGGTGAAGCTAAAGATACCGAAAAATATGAATTCTATGCCAAACGTCAATTAGTACAAAAGATTCTTTTGAACTCAATGTATGGTGTATTAGGTTTACCGGCATTTCGATTCTATGATGTGGATAACGCTGAGGCTGTAACGTTGACGGGTCAAACTGTTATTAAGAAAACCGCGGAGATGGCAAATAGAAAATATTGGAAAGAATTGGGAACAACCGATGATTACAATGTTTATATTGATACAGATTCAATTTATATGATGGCAGAACCTTTGGTAAAACATAGATACCCAGATTATAAAACATTCGATGAGAAGAGAATGGCAGTTGAAGTGGATAACATCGCAACTGAAACACAAACATTCTTAAACTCATTCTATGATATGTTGGCTGAAAGATTCTTCTTTATTCCAAAAGAAAAACATCGTTTTGAGATTAAGAAAGAGTACATCAGTAAAGCAGGATTTTGGGTAGCAAAGAAGAGATACGCTCAATGGATGGTATTGAAAAATGGTATTCCATGCGATAAGTTAGATGTTAAAGGATTGGATGTAGTTCGTTCATCTTTTCCAAAAGCATTTCAGGACCAAATGAGTGGTATGTTGAAAGATATCCTTATGGGTAAAGATAATGAGTATGTTGATACAAAGTTATTAGCATTTAAAGCTAGTATGATTTCTTTGCCAGTTAATAAGATAGCAAAAGGTGGAGCAATTAAAGAGTTAAGTAAATACGATAATGGTAGTTGGAGAAAAGATAGTGGGTTATCAATTGCATCTTTTGAGAAAGGAACTCCGGCGCACGTTAAAGCTGGAATCACTTATAATCGATTATTAAAGTTCTTTAATGCACCATATAAGCACGAACCAATTAGAGATGGTGATAAAGTAAAATGGGTATATCTTAAAAATAATCCATTGGGATTGGATACTGTGGCATTTAAGGATTATAACGACCCTAAAGAAATTATGGATTTCGTAGAACAATATATTGATAGAGATAAATTATATGTATCGGATATGGAAAATAAGGTAGATGATTTCTATACCGCACTTAAATGGCAGAAGGCTTCAACCGAAGTTTTAACCGCCAAAAAGTTTTTTACATTTTAATTTGGAACATTCGAAATATTTTCTTATATTTGTAACAATAAAAATAAAATTTAAAAATTAGATTATGAACAAAAACAATTTACAAAGATTCATTCAGAAGTACTCACTAGGTGGAGTAATCGAATCAGTAGCGTGGAACGCAGAAGGAAACAAATTATCTGTACGTTTCATTTCAGATGATAAGACAATGCTGGGTGAAGTGGATTTTAATGGTTTTACATCAAAACCATTCAATGTTGGTATTTACACTACATCATTGTTAAAAAATTTATTAGGCATTTTAGATAATGATTTATCTTTAAATGTGGATATGGCTGGCGATAAAGCTACTGTATTAAAATTAGTTTCGGAAGAAACCGAAACATCATATCAATTGGCTGATTTGGGTGTAATTCCTGCAGTTCCTGATTTGAAGGTATTGCCAGAATTTGGTATCTCAATTGAGATGGCATCTACTATGATTGATAAGTTTATCAAAGCAAAAGGTGCATTGAGTGATATCGATACATTCACTGTGTTTACCGAAGGTGGTGATTTAAAAATGGCTATTGGTTATTCAACTATTTCTACAAATAGAGTAACCTTCACTTGCCAGAAAGGTTACAATGGTGAAGTTAAACCAATCTCATTCTCCGCTAAGTATCTTAAAGAAATCTTAACGGCTAACAAAGAGGCAACATCTGCTAAACTTAACGTATCTGCTGATGGATTGGCGCACGTTGAATTTATCATCGATGAGTTCGTTTGTAAATATTATTTAGTAGAAATTTCAAATTAATAAAAATGAAAAAACAATTAGAACTATTTCCACAAGAGGAATTGCAACCACAAGGTAGTGTTAGTATTCCAGAAGCGCAACCAATTGAAGATGCAGAATGGTGTTTTCAGTTTTTCAATAATGAACCAATTGTATTTGCATTTTCTAACGAAGGCGAAAAATCAGTTCCGTTAACATTAACAATTGAATCAACCGAAGGACAGGGATTGACTTTTCAACAAAATGGAATGACATTTAGAGTATTTCCTCGTCCAATTTCCGAAGAAACAAAATTAGAAAGAAAAAAAGAAAATGAAAGTAAAGAT